ATGAAAAAACTCAAAAACCCACTCACTTTGCTGGTTTTGATTATTGTTGCAGCATCGTTCAGCGCCCCATTTGGGACTCCGCAGCTGGCAGCATTCGCGAAAGACTTTCTACCTGCCGTAGCAACACTGATAGCAGCCTATGTGGGGGCATGGTATGGAGCGTCTTTGGTGCAAGATGCCGCCCAGGAGAAAGAGAGAAAAAGGCAGATAGGTGCAGGTGCCCGCGCCATGTTCACATTGTGGCGTCAAGTGAATGTCGTGGCTCAGATACAGATGGATTTCGTCGACCACCACCGCGATGAACCCTTAGCTGCAATTTCACTGCCCCCGATTGACTACCCACTAGATGAGACCCCGAGGATAGATGTAGATAGCCTTGCCTTCTTTCTTGACCTAGGCGACGCGAGGATATTGGAAACGCTGGTGATTGCTGAACAGAACTTTCTTCATGCAGTAGAAGTGGTGCGAACCCGTTCCGTCCTGCACCTCATGGAAGTTCAGCCAATCTTGGAGAAAATCATTCCTAAAGGTGGGCTGGTCTCGCATGCAATTCTAGAACAAGCACTGGGCCCACGGCTGTTCTCACAGTTGATTGACCAGACGAAACGACTGATCTTTAGGGTTGATAAAACCGTCATTGATCTGGATGAGGCCGCTCAGGGGTTGTACACCGCCTTGAAAAAAGCATTCCCAGATGCAAAATTCCCCCAGCCATCAAAGCCAGCGGACGAGTGACCTAGATTCACGATGCCAAATGTCGCGCTAAATTCAATGATTGATTAGGGTCGGAGCGGTGCCAAACATCGTGTAAGACGGTGCCAAATCCGCGGCGCGCTTACAGAAAAATCGAGAAGTCACGCAAAAGTCACGCACATGAAAAAGGCCAATGCTGTGAACATTGGCCTAAGTCATTGAAAAATATGGTCGGGACGGAGTGATTCGAACACTCGACCCCTAGCACCCCATGCTTGCAGGGGCGCTAAAAAGCTATAAAAAACAGTCCCTTGGAACGGCGCCCACTGCAATCGATGCCGTACCGTAACTAACCGTGTTACACGTTACCCCGCAAAAGTCCCTACAGGCTTTCGACAGGAAAGCCCTGCATTCCGGCGTCCTGCCGATCAAACAAAACCCAATTTTCTCGCTTTTCGACTACCTCACATCACCACCCAGCTTACGCAAAAGCCTTTTTTCGGGGCTGTCATCTCGCTTCGAAGCTCATCAATTAGATTCGCAATTGCTCGACTGGTTCTCAGGTTCGCAGTCGATATGCCTGTGACCAGTAATTCAACGCGCCCGGATTCGGCCCGAACACCTTGATCATGAGCGGTCCATCAGGGCTCAAGCTACAGGTACAGGAAAGGGGCAGAAAGCCACACTCAATGGTGTGGCGAAGTTCAAGAATGGAGATCATAGCTTTCGCCCTAGGGTCATCGTTTTTCTATTGGGCTTTTTGGTCGAGATCGGCAAGGGCCTGCTCGGTGCGCTGCCGATTTTCGAGCGCCTGACGGGCTTACGCGGCGCCAGCGTTGGCGATCAACGCAAGATCAGCATGGCGGTTGGCTTCGTTCGTGGCGATTACCTTGCTGTAGGCGTTGGCTTGCCAGAACCACGCGGCGCTGAAGATCAGCCCTGCCAGTAATCCCGTCGACATTTTGATCGCTGCTTTATATCGAGCTATCAGAGCATCTATACGACCTCCTTTTACATTCCCTAGCGGGATCGAAAGTCCATTCTAAAAGACAGCCAAATTGAATGGGTTGACGTAGAATGAGCCGCTTTCAGACTTCGACGATCAACAGGAAACCATGAACAAGATCAGTGCGGTGGGCTTTATGGCTATGACAGCGGTATTTCTATCAGGCTGCAACGATAACGTTGAAAACAAAACCGTAACCAAGTACGGCACGGATAAATGCTCCGTGGATTTCATTGCCGGCAAACCTGACGCTATTGTATATGTTAAGCCGGGTAGAGTTGAAATCAATGGCTGGGCGTTTGACGAGTCCAAACACATTACAGCGCGAGATCTGCAAATTCAACTAACTGGCGCAAAAGGCGAACCAATAACTGCCAAGGATCCTGTGCGAATTGACCGCCCTGATATAGCTAAGGCGTACAACAACAAGGAGCTAACTAATTCTGGGTTTAATTTCATTTTAGATACTTCGTCGTTAGCGCCAGGGACCTACGGAGTCACTCTGCATATTCCAGAAGGAAATACGCTGTTTGTTTGTCAGTCTAAGAAATTTGTAGTAATCATGTAGGTTTTTCTGCGGATATATTGAGCGCTGGTTGCAGATGCTACCGTGAGGAGTCAGCCAAATTGCATAGTTTACACAGAGGCTCACTTACGGGACTTCTCTGAAAAAGATGTGATGACTGAGCTTCAACGTCTGCTTGGCGCCCTTCGCCCAGGCTGGGGGCTTCGGCATGGTGTTCTCGCGCTACGATTTGTGGCTGGAGAAGTAATCGAGCTACCTTCCAAGCCCATAATATGCTTGCTCGCAGGTCATTCCGCGGGCTCTGGCTTGGTCAGCTGCCGAAGCCAGATCGCCCGCTCGCTGGTCAGCGCGCTTGAGTACGTCGGCAAGCACCATTGCGGCGCGGGTAGCTGCCTGGCTTGCGGCGGCAGTGCAGGAATTGCCGCCGGCTTGACTGGCTGCGAGGCGACTGGCAAGGGCGTCGGCTGCCCCGCGCAAGCTGTCAGCAGCACCGCTGCTATATAAGGAAGGAGGCGCAGCAAGAACGGATTCATGGCACATCCTTGAAGAAGACGTAGTGGCCGAGCTTCAGTGTCTGTTTTGCTCCCACAGTCCAGGCCGGAGCCTTCGGCATGGTGGTCGCGTAATAGTGCGTGGCGCCGTCGGTGGGATCTGGCTCTGCACCGGACATCACCAGGTCGGCAGCCTTCTGCGCTAGGGCGAACTGTCCGGCCGGGATTGGTTTCGCGCCGAGGAGGTAGGCAAAGTTCGGGTCGTTCTTGTTCCAGCAGCTGAACTGGTATGGCTTCAGGCACACACCGGCATAGCCCTCCCCCCACCACGATTTGGCTCTGCCGTCGTTCACGCGGTTGCGGATGGTCCAGGCCACGGCGATCTGGCCGGCCAGCGTTTCGCCGCGCGCCTCGCCCCACAGTGTTCGTGCGAGGACGTCGCGATCTTTATCGGTAACAGGCATCACTTTTCTCCAGACAAAAAAATACCCGCTCAGTGGCGGGCCTTCGATTTCGGTGAGTTATTCCGGCTGGGCGGGCCGATGGGATGAATCGGGGAAGTATTCGGCGCCTTCTTTCCAGGCGCGGACTTTGGTGCGGTAGGAAAGCCATTGCAGTCGAGTGCCCGGCAACGCACCTGTGTCCTCGCCCGTGGCTTCCTGCTCTTCCAGCGCCATAAGTTGATTGGCGATCGACTCAACTTCTTGGTCGCGCCATGCATTCCCGGTGGTGATCGACAGCGCGCCGGCGGCAGCGGCCCCTTGCCCAAGTCGAAGCGCATGCCGTCCAACCCCCTACATTGCTGCGAGGTCTTGCGGTCTAGCGTCGAAACCCAACGGTAGCCCAGCACCACGTCACTGTTTGCCTTGAGTGTTTCCATTCGCGCCGTCGTGGCCACATGCTGGATAGCCGTCTGAACAACTGACGCAGCGTTACGATTGCCGATCACGCATATTGATGACGGGACGCTTTCCGCCTTCAAGCGGGATCGGCAAAAGCCAACCAAGACGGCGACCGGGAAGGTGAGGCCTGGTATTTCGAACAGGACGGTGAACATCGCCCTGCAACGAGTCGTCAGGATACTGAACCTGTGCCACAGGAAGTGGCGAGACGCAGAAAAGCGGCCGTGGCTTGATAGCGTGTCGATGATCTCGATGCTGGAGGAAAAGCGGTCGAGCAGGAAGCCCTATCCATTGTCTTGGGAAGAGCAATCCATCCTGTTCGCGGAAATCCCAGATCACCTGTTGAGGATGGCCCTCTACAAAGTGAACACGGGGTGTCGAGAGCAGGAAGTCTGCAAATTGCGTTGGGAATGGGAGATACGAGTGCCGGAGCTGGAAACAAGCGTGTTTCTGATTCCGCCGGGGTTTGGCGGGCGGCATGACAAGGCGGGCGTGAAGAACGGTGATGAAAGACTGGTAGTGCTGAACCGGGTGGCAATGTCCGTGATTGACGGTCAGCGCGGCCTGCACCGCGATCTGGTTTTTTCCTACGGGCAGCCAGATCAGTTTGGACCAACAGCGATTCACCGGATGAATGACACGGCCTGGAAGAAGGCCAGGGTGCGAGCGGCGGCGAAGTGGGAAAAGGAGCACAAGTCGCCAGCGCACCCTGGATTCCGTTCAATCAGGGTTCACGACCTGAAGCACACCTTTGGCAGAAGGTTGCGTGCTGCAGGTATTACCGAAGAGGATCGAAAGGCATTACTTGGGCATAAGAACGGTAGCATCACGAGCCATATTCTACCGCAGAGCTTGGGCATTTGA